GATAACAGTAGAATAATATAAAGGAAATATAATTTATAATGATAATTTCAGGATATTCTAGTACACCTAGAAGTGGATCTACACTATTGAACTCACTATTAAATCAAAGGCCAGATGTGTATATGCCTTTTGTATCACCTTTTATTGAATTATTATGGAGAAACTACAAATTTTGGGATGAACCTGAATATAATAAACTCCATATTTTAGAATATAAAAATATTAAAAAAAAATACTGTTTAGGAGTAATTGACACTTTTTTTAAAGAATTGACAGATAGAAAATATATTATTGATAAACATTGGATGTGGATTGTACCAGAAAATCGTAATATGTATGAAGATTTATATAATAAAAAACTTCCTGTAATTTATATACATAGAAGTTACGATGATATAGTAGAATCTTATAAAAGAGTTCTAAAACAAGGTCTTAAAGGTGAACTGGCTCATATCGATAACTTAGATAATAGTATTAATCTTTTAAATAAAGTATATCTAAACCAGCAACATTATATAGAAAATAATCCAGATAATATTGTTTTTATAGAATATAATGATTGGTGTAATAAAACTGAAGAAATGTTGAAATATATAGAAATAGAACTAGGCTTAAAACCTTACTCATACGATTTAAAAAATCCCTCAATAGATACTAAATATCTAGATAAATTGATGGGGAATGATAAATTACACGTTCTAAGAGATGCATCAGTTTATAAAAAAAGATACTAAGGAAATTTATAATGGATATTAAAAAAAATTATGATATGATAGGTACTCTAGATTCTACTAAAATAAAAGAAAAATTACAAAAAGTTAATTGGAATGAATGGACACATCGTCAAGATACCTATACAGTACATGAAAAAACCAAATCAATTCCTTTAATTTTTTCAGGAGATAATATTGGTTCAGATATAGTATCTCATGATGAAAATTGTGCTTTATTTTCAGAAGAATTGTGTATTATTAAACATTTATTTGATTATTTTTATTCTGGTAATTTTTTATATACAAGAGCATTATTAGCCAAACTAGAAAATCGAGAATCTATTCCTTCTCATCATGATGGCACAGAGAATTTTACAATATGTCATAGAGTTCATTGGTGTATAGAAGGTGATTATTCAAAATTAAATTTCTTGGTTAATAATGAAAAATTAAATATAAGAAAAAACGATATCTTTGAATTTAACAATCTAAAGATTCATGAAGTTAATTATAAAGGTAATGAATCTAGAATCCATATGATATGTGATTTTATTTCAGAAGAAAATTATAATAATATATGGTTAAAATAAATGTCAGATGCTTATCTCAGTAATCCTAATCTGAAAAAGATAGGGATTAATATTGAATTTACAAAAGAACAAGTCGAAGAGTATATCAAATGTGCTAAAGACCCTATCTATTTTGTGAAGAATTATATGAAGATTATTCATGTGGATAAAGGATTAATTCCTTTCGATCTATATGAATATCAAGAAGAGATGATAAACAAATTTAATGATGAAAGATTTGTTATCACCAAAATGCCTAGACAATCAGGCAAATCTACTGCCGTTATAAGTTTTATTCTACACTATATTCTTTTTAACGAATCTAAAAACGTAGCACTTCTAGCAAATAAAGCAGAACTAGCCCGAGAATTACTAGATAGATTGAAGAAAGCATATGAGAACCTACCCTTATGGTTACAACAGGGTATCACAACTTGGAATAAAGGTTCTATTGAATTAGAGAATGGCTCTAAGATATTAGCTACATCTACAACAGGTTCAGCGGCCCGTGGTCAATCTTTCTCTCTAGTGTTCCTAGACGAGTTCGCTTTCGTCCAACATAACATAGCTAACGATTTCTTCAAATCTGTTTATCCTACTATATCATCTGGCCAAGAAACTAAAATGATTATTGTTTCTACACCTAAAGGCATGAATCATTTCTATAAGATGTGGGTAGAAGCTGAAGAACAAAGAAGTAATTTTAAAACTTTAGCGGTTGATTGGTGGGAAACACCGGGTCGTGATAGTGATTGGAAAATTCAACAAGTAGCCAACACTAGTGAAGAAGATTTTAATCAAGAGTTTGCTTGTGAATTCTTAGGAAGTACTAATACACTAGTCAATGTTAATATATTAAGAAACTTAGCCTTTATTAATCCTACATTCCAAAAGAATGGATTTGATCAATATGGAGAAATTAATCCTGATCATCAATATGTCGTGACTGTCGATACAGCTAGAGGTGTTGGATTAGATAATTCAGCCTTTGTAGTTGTAGATATCACTACAGTACCTTATCGTGTAGTAGCTAAGTTTAAAGACTCATTAATATCACCTTTACTATATCCAGAGTTGATTTATAATGTAGCTACTAATTATAATGAAGCATTTATATTAGTTGAAATCAATGATATTGGTGAACAAATAGCTAATATTCTAGCTAATGATTTAGAATATGAAAATATATTTGTAACTAATGTTAAGGGTCGTGCTGGCCAAGTAATTGGTGGTGGGTTTAGTTCTAATAGACAATTAGGTGTAAGAACTACAAAACAAGTAAAACGTATTGGTTGTTCTACATTAAAGGACTTGATTGAAAATAATAAAATTATAATAGAAGACTTTGACATCATAGAAGAGATGTCTAATTTTATTAATAAGAAAGATTCATACCAAGCCGATGAAGGGTATCATGATGACTTAGTAATGTGTTTAGTATTGTTTTCATGGTTAATTCGTCAACCATATTTTAAAGATTTAACGAATTCTGATATACGAGAGAGAATAATAAAAGACAAAGAAAATATGATAGAGGCTGATTTATTACCATTTGGTTTCAAGTATGATGCAGTAAATGATACTGAAAATGAAGTTGCTGATCCATATAGTTTACATGATTACAAATCTCCTCTTTCTACTTGGTAATATATAGAGACCATGGATCAATCATACTTGCAGTTGATTTTTTACGTTTCATAGTATCACTAATTTTCTTTTTAGTTTCTTCTGAATGTAATTTACCTTTATGAGAATCGCTCATCTTGGTCTTCGTTTCGGCCGAGTATTTTTTGCCGATTCGAATATCTCGTAGTTTAATCTTTGTTTCTTCTGTATGTTTCATGTTTATATTTAGTCTTATTAACTTAGTTAAAATAGCTATTTTATAAATAATACTAAATGATAGTCGGAATATATAACTTAAGGAGTTAAACAACATGGGTTTTCAAGTATCTCCAGGCGTTAATGTTAGTGAGATTGATCTTACTACAACGGTACCTGCCGTCGATACCACATCTGCTGGACTCGCGGGTCATTTTGTGTGGGGACCAGTAGACAAGAGAGTTCTAATCACAAGCGAAAATGATCTAGTTAATAATTTCAATAAGCCTAATTCAAATACTGCGGATGATTTCTTTACCGCTACTAACTTTCTTTCATATTCAAATGCACTTCAGACCGTTCGTGTAGTACAGACTGGTATTTCTTCACTAGCTACGGCCGCAAGAAATGCTCAAACTAATGCTGCTAATACCATTAATACAGTTATTAAGAACGAAGACGATTACGATGATAATTATTCTACTGGTATTACAGGTGTTGGCGAATGGGTAGCTAAGTATCCTGGAGAACTAGGAAACTCATTAAAGGTTTCAGTTTGTGCTAGTGCTACAGCATGGTCAAATGGTGTAGCAGGCAACGTTGCTATTACTACACAAACAACCGCGCTTTCTGGTAATGGTACCGCCTTCTCCACTCAGTTCGTAGCTGGTGATCTAATCGAATTAGGCCCAGACAAACAGAAAATTCGTATTGCTTCTATTGGCGGTGCTACTGCTATTACACTAGAAGAGAAATATACTGGTAATACTATTTTAATTAATTCAACACAAAGTATACCAGCCAATGTAACAAGATTTTGGGAGTTCTATAATAACTTTGATGTAGCTCCAGGCACTTCACCTTTTGCTAATACACAAGGTGGTACGGCTGACGAAATTCATGTTGCTATTGTTGATGAAGACGGTAAATGGACCGGTACTAAAAATCAAGTCATAGAAACATGGCCAAGTCTCTCTTTAGCATCAGATGCAAAGACTCCCGAAGGTGCTAGTAACTACTATAAAGATGTATTGAATAGAAAATCAAATTACGTTTGGTGGGCTAAACATCATGCATCTAACACTAATGCTGGTAATAAAGTAGCTGGTACAACTTTTGTTGGTGGTACTTCTGTACAAACAGCATCAATGCTGTATGGTCGCGATGGTACTACACCATCTAATGCCGATTATATTAACGGTTACAACTTCTTTAAGAATGCGGAAGAAGTAGATTGTTCTTTCATTCTTGGCGCTGGTGCCAATCAAACTAGAGCAATTCATCTAATAAATCAAATTGCAGAATTTCGTAAGGATTGTCTAGCTGTTCTTTCACCAGAAAAAGCGGATGTTGTAGATAACGCTCGTTGGTCAGGCGCTCAAACTGAAGATATTGTTGCATTTCGTAATACTCTACCTTCAAGTTCATTTGCTGTAATTGACTCAGGTTGGAAGTATCAATATGATAAGTTCAATGACCTTTATCGCTATGTTCCATTAAATGGAGATAGTGCAGGTACTATGGTAAGAACTGATAGAGTTCGTGATCCTTGGTATTCACCTGCTGGTTTCAATAGAGGCCAACTAAAGAATGTTATTAAACTAGCATTTAATCCTAATAAAGCAGAGAGAGATGAACTCTATAAGAGTGGTATCAATCCTGTAACAGCATTCCCTGGGCAAGGTACAGTCTTATTCGGCGATAAGACAATGTTAGCCAAACCTAGTGCTTTTGATCGTATTAACGTAAGAAGGCTCTTCATTGTATTAGAGAAAGCTATCGCAACAGCGGCTAAGTTTACTCTATTCGAGTTCAATGATGAGTTTACCAGAGCAAACTTTGTTAATCTAGTAGATCCATTCCTTAGAGATGTTCAAGGACGCCGTGGTATTACAGACTTTAAAGTAGTGTGTGATGAATCAAATAATACTCCCGAAATCATTGACCGTAATGAGTTCATTGGAGATATCTTCATCAAGCCTGCTCGTTCTATCAACTTCATTCAACTAAACTTTGTCGCCGTTAGAACTGGTGTCGAATTTAGTGAAGTAGTTGGACAAGTCTAGTATAAATAGTTAAAAGATAAGGAGTTAATCAAAATGGCATTTAATATCACCGGGTTCCAAGGACAGTTGACAGGCGGCGGCGCCAGAGCCAATCTGTTCCAGGTGACTATTGACAATCCAGTTGATAGAGGATCATTTATTAAAACATCATTCATGGTACAGGCTTCTAGTATTCCTGAAGCTACCTTGGGTATTGCAACACAAAACTATTTCGGGCGTGCTATTAAATATGCTGGTAATAGAACATTCGCTGATTGGACTGCTACTATTATCAATGATGAGGATTTTCTCATCCGCGATGGTATGGAGCGTTGGTCGAATGCTATCAACGGTTTACAAACAAACCTAAGATCTCC